ATCGGAGGAACTCTTGGTTTTCACCATAGTGCCAAACCGGGGCAATGTCTTCAATCTCATAGAGCGGGATCTCGAACATGACTTCGGCAGCAGTGAAATGGAGGGCCAGGAGGGTCAAATCGTAAACTTCGGGGACAGCATCAGGGTAGACTACGAACAATTGCTCACCGGAGCACCACACATCTAGAGCAGACATGTTGTGTATTCCAGTAGGCTTAGGTCGGGTGATGCTTTTTCGGAGACCGTATGCTTCGTTGGCAAAAGCCGCTTCACGAAGGACACTTTCTTTGTACTTGGTCTTTGCGATGTAATACGCAAGAAGACGTTCATACGTCAGATCGTTGTCGTGGTAGTGGCGTGCTTCACGCAGCATGTCTCCGATGGATTGCAGAGCTGTGTCAACAGGAAGATTTTTCTTACGCCAGCCACCTGCGGAGGAAAGGACTTCCCATGGGTAAACCAAATGACCATTAACATACGTTCTTTTACAGAACGAAAGATCGTCAAAGGTGTAAGCATCGGGGAAGTCTGTGGTCTTCTGAGGAGTAGTCAACTCCCACTTGATGCGGTCGCGAATAACAGCGATAATCTGGGGCATCTTTGTGGAAGAAGGTTTCTTCAAAGTAACCATATCGTCTCCTTGGGTGGCGGTAAAGAGAAGTTCGTTGGCAATGTTCAATGCGTGGAAAGCGTATTCTACGGCGAGGGCAGAGTTGATGGAGTTCATCCAAAGAGTGATATACTCTCCGGACGTTCTCAGGTCAGGAACCTCGTAAACACGCTCTCCATGGGCAATGAAAGCAGTCTTGCGAGCAAGGAAGTGTCTCAAGATAAGAGCACCTTGTTTTGGAGTGTAGTAGGGAGCGAGGGCGCGACCCACGGCGATGTTGAATTCATGCCATTGGGTGGTGTCGAACCGCTTCACATCATACTGCAAAACTTCGGCGTCAGGATTCATCCTGAGAGCTTCAAGAATTGGGCGTACTGAGTAGGGGTTGTTGAAATCGCAGCCGACGCTGTGAGGCGTGGTGACATTGTGATTGCCTTGGGCATCATGGACTTCCATGGCAAACAACATGCGGTCAGCGATAGTTCGAACAAGAGAACCTGCAAAGAACACCCGGGCTTTTCCATTTGCGGCTTTTTCAGGGTCGATGAGCTCGGCCTTGAGAGACATGATGAAAGGGTAAAAGACTGAAGACTCTTCGGGGTCTTCAAGGTAGGCGAGGACCATTCCTTTGAGTAGAGGGTGGCACGTGCGTTTGACAGCATCGTACAATTCTCCATTCTTCTGGAATTTCTTGCCAGTCTTTGGATCCTTCATCTGGTTCATAGGGAAACCGCAAGAGGAATTGGGATCAATGGGACGACATTCGCGACAACCATAAAGGGCGTCTTCGAAGGTGATGATGGAGAGTTTTGCATCTCCAGGGAGACCATATCGACGAGCAAACATGTTGCGCGCGAGTTTGTCGAGTAAGTCCTGATTGATCGGGGGACGGGTCGAGTAGTCACGACGGAAAGGATCACAACCGAGATCGAACGATGTACGCTTATCATAGCGCACTCGTTGGGAAACAGCAGCAGGGGACTTGTAAGTGTCCAAAGGCTTGAATCCAAGGGGGTTGTAGAATTCCATGTGGCAAGCTTCGACCAATGGGGGGGGCTTGAGGGGTTCGGAACGGATGTTTGGGTTTCTCTCGTAGGGATGGCGACCTGAAATGTAGGAAATGTGGAGGGGTTGATCATCTTCGTCGCCGAAGAGGGCAAAGGCGGCAATTCCAATTTTAAGGTCATTGGAGGCAGGGATGGCGGCTTTAACCAACCCATGAGCGTTGCCATTGAGAGAACGTTGGAGCATCTCGACAGTGCTGCGGTCAATGTAGGCATAAAAAGTGTAGCCGTTGGTATTACCAGCGACAAGCATGCCTATGATGTGACCATCAGCACCATCGTCGTCGTACATGTAGATCGATCCGCAATCTCCGGGAAGAGACTTGTGTTCGGAACGACCAGCTTGTACGGTTTGGAAGAGAGTTCCATCCGGGAACGTGTAGCCAATCACTGAATTCTGGAATGTCACAGTTGTAGAAACAGGGTTCATGTTAGGGCGCAGCCAATAGGCTGTCTGAGAGCCGTATTGAATGTGACGACCGTTGTAGAAGTGATTGACAATGTTGGGACCTTGGGGAAGGGTGACTCCATGCATGTCAGTAGCGGGAAAACGAATGAGGTAGACATCAGAGTCGGGAAGACCAGACATCATAACTTGATCCGTCTTGAAGGCGTACTTGACATTGTTGGCGGTGAGGAACATCTCATCATACTTGCCGTAAGAGACAAGATGGTCAGTGACGAGATAGTCCCTACCACCAATACACAAGGAGTAGTGTCCGATGTGAGGAGTCTCAACGAAATGGATGGCATTCTGGATTTTGGTAGTGACAAAGGGAGATGCACGGGCGACTGCAGGTTTGACAACAACACGAGGTTGTGCTTGTTGTCGAGCAGGCTGGTTCATCTTATCCTTTGCTTGAGGAGAATGCGCATCAAGTGGAGACTCGGTGACAACGGACCACGGATGGTCTTCAGTGGGGACAGGGGCGGGAGTTCCTCCAGAAATGTTGATGATGGGAGAAACATTCACATTGTTGATGTTGTTGGAAACAAACTTTCCGTAGAGGTGTCGGAAACCGAAAAATGAAACGGTGACTGCAAAAATGCCAAGAAGGGCAAGACAAGTCACTCGTATCACACGGCGTACACTCTCGGAAATCTGCGAGAAAAACCCAGCAACACCATTAACAATGGCTTTTCCGGTGATCTTCCACCCTGCATAGGAATACTTCAGATAGTCCTTAGCTCTTGCGAACCAGGACCGAGTAGGAGCAGGTGGTAGTTGATCATCAAGTGGAGGAATGGGGGGCGGAACCTTGCTGAAGATGGAGAGGCTGGGAAGCGGATCATCAAAAGGTTCATCGGGCAAACTGGCAACAGAGGCGTTTTCAGCGTAGAGTTCTTCAAGAGTGGCATCAAGAAGAGACTCTTCGCTTGAAACATCACTGTCTTCAGTAATTGAGGAAGAGGGGCGGGGAAGGACACCTCCGACTTTTCCATGTGCTCGATTCTGGGGATCAAGAGAATGTGGATCGTCTATTGGACGGGGATCACCAGGGGGGTATTGATGGAGGAAGGCGGGGGTGTGGTTGATGCGAGCATCAAAATGCTGCTGGTGGGTGCGTTGTGCACGCTCCACCAAGCCAACAAGGTCAGCAAAAGTGAGTGCCTGGGGATTGAGGGCGGGTTCAGCAAGGACGTGTGCATAATATGCAGAGTCGGGCGAAATCCGGAATCTCCAGGCGTTGTGATCTGTTTCATGACCTCGGAAATTGAGAGGGGTCACGATGAAGTGTTGGCGGCGGTAAGCAGCATCTGGATGTTGCACTAGGCTTGCAATGTATGTACGATCGACGTTCGTGGAAATGAGAACGTACCGAGAGGAGAAGAAGGTTGTTGTCTTTCTCTCCAACTCAGCACAGTTCATAGGATAGGGAACGGAAGACATCATAGCAAACCAGGACAAGGCAGAGGCATAGGACATGGTTTGATCCTTTTCTTGTAGAAAATCTTCAAAATAGGTCACGTTTTGTCCAGCAAAGCTGTCATGATATGGAGAACCAAGGACAGGTTGCCAGATAGACGAGTAGGGAAGATGGTGGCAGGAGTTGAGGGCATTGGCAATGTACGGTGTGATCACCGTTTTGCCGATACCTGCATCTCCATGAAGGATCAAACAGACAGGCTCTACACGAGAACGTGCGGCAGAGATATTGGATAGGGCGCGAGTTGTTGTCAAGAGAGTAGAAGTCATAACGCGTGAACATGTGACATAGGAACGGGACTTGACGGGAATGGCGCGGAATGTAGTCCAAAGTTTCTCCAGAGCACGAGTAATCTCGTCGGGAGAGGGGGCACGGGTGGGAAGCGAAATGATTTCGCGATTGGCGTCCTCGAAGGCAGCGATGAGCGAAGGCTCATCATCTGACCACGGGGAACCAGTCACTTTTTCATAAAGCTTAGGGACAAGGAGCATGAGGATTCCAAAGAGGAAAACACAGATTTTTGCAGTGGGCGTCAAAATGGAGGACATTTGACGTGCAGAATCTGAGTCACGTTTCAATTGGAGAGGGTCATACTCATATCCGAGAGCAGAACGGAGAGCGTTCGTAATAGCGTCTATAGCTGAGAAAGAAGAAGGAGCATGGGCAATGTTGTCCTTTCCAATCTCAGCAGAAACGGCGGTACGAACTTTCTCAAGATCTTCAATCATGTCGGAGTTGTTGGTAGAGAGTAGAGCAAAGTGTCGGGCAATGAGGGTGGCTTGTTCAACTTTGTCATCTCTGGTCATGAAGGGCAGAAGAGATTGGATCGCCACAGTGAAGACGCGTGCTAGAGGTCTAGCAGCGCCAACGAGTGTGGTTTGAATCTCCTTGTACATGGTACCCAACAAGGTGAAGATGGACTGAATGATCGAAGTTGGTGAGAAAGCATGGGCAGAGGCTCCTTGAGAGTCGAGGTAAGCGTTAGTGATAAAACGTTCACCTCCTTCAATCAAGGATGAGGCAATCTCACAGGAGGTAGCAGGAGCAGTGGCAATGGTAAACGGAGTGAAACCGGAAGCTTGAAGAAGCTGTTCTGGAGTTTTTCCAATGCGAGTGGACTTGTTCCATGTGAGCTTGTACGTAGGCACGTCGCGATTTATACAATCGCAAACGTACTTGAAGTACTGGGCTTTACGAAACGGGGTGTCGCGAACAATTCGCAGGACAGACTTGAGAAGGTAAATGACACGGGTGCGTGTGTCAAAAACAATCAAGTTGTCAAGATGGCGATCTGTTCGGAGATCAACGGGACGGGGTTGCTTCAAGTTGTTTGACAAAGCATCTTTTACGCGGGCGATTGTGAGTCGGCGGGCGAAGGAGACAGCTTCATCAGTGGGACGGTTGAGGAGAAGAGGGAAATCGTTGATGACAGAGTTTGCGGCTTTAAGGTACAGCAGCAAAACTCCATAGGGACGATTGGCTTTCATCCACATCTTGAAGATGGGGCGAAGGTGAGCATTGTCGAGGGCAACAAAGAAGGTTCGACCTTCTTTCTTACACTCTTGAAGCTTTCCGGTATTCCAAGACATTATCAAGTTGAAATGAGACTGGTACATCTCACGGAAATCTTCAAAAGTGGTGGCTGTTCGACTTGGGGATCCAAGACGGACACGAAGTTGGGCTCGAGCGGTGGGCTCAGGGTCAGAGGTGTAGGACCAGGGAGGGGGCGTAAGATACAGCTTGCCATCGTGGAAGAACTCTAAAGTAGAGAACTTGGTGATGTCGATAGACTGTTTCTTTGAGGGCGGGTCCTTTGGATTGATACCGGCAAGTTCCAATGCTTCAACAAGACTCTTTGTGAGAGCTGTTTGGGAGGTGACATGACGGACTTTTTCGACTTGTGCAGACGAAGGGGGACGAGAGGAAGAAGAAGTGTTCGAGGAATGATACTCTACTCGAGACTTCTTCTTTCCCTTGTGGGAATGGTGACTTTCATCACGGGAACGAGCCAGAGAAGACTTGATCTTATTCGAAGTCTTCTGGCGGGGACGGGGGTGTTCATCTTCTGATGAACGGCGCGTATCCTCATCTGAGGAATAGCCCTCAAGAGGGGCGCGTTTGTCGCGTTTCGACGTAGCGACACTTGACGTTGGTGCGTTCGAGCGGAGAACGAAGCGAGGCGTAAATTTCCTAAAGGGTGTTAATCTGAAGGACGACGCGTATGCGGTGCTAACTTAATAGCGGAGGTGCTCTAATTGCAAAGGGATTCTAACATAATGGACATGTTTCACAGATAGTGAACATCGTGGAGAATGAAGAACTGAATACAGATAGATAGAGAGGTAGGGTTGATATATAATACAAAGGTTGGACACACAGAAACTTTCTACAATAACGTATTTACTTCATGACCAACAGGTAGACTGGCGGTCACAAAGAACAGAGGTCAAAGTGAAAAGTAAGTGTGTGTGTGGTTGGGGTTGGAGGTTGGGGTTGGTCAGCTCTAGTGAGCTGAAGA